GATAAATGATGCAATAGAAAAAAATGATCATGAAGATAGTATTGCTATTTTTTTCCTTACAAGTTATACAAGAATTATAAATTGGCGAGACATTGCAAAAAGCACAATTAATGCCGCTGGTTTAGATGACATTGATAAAAATTATGCAAAATATTTTTACACCGATGAAGCAGGACATTTCAACACAGTACAAACAATTTTATCTTTACAAAAAATTTGTTCTAAATATAATATAAAAGATTTTTATGTGCCAGGATGGTTAGAATTTAAACTTGACTTTCCGGGTATTGACCTTAATAAAATTTTTAATAAAGGCAAAGGAAATATTGCTACCGCAATAGGCATGCCAAAATTTGGAAATGAAATCACCGAAGAACACAAAAAACACAATTTAATAAATCCTAAAAATTGGCATCCAAACCAAAAAGCACACCAACTAATAGCAGATAGGCTTCAAAATTGGATTTTTACCAATAATAGTAGTAGACATTAGATAAATATAGTTGTATATTACGTACTATATGTCTGATATACATTTAGGCACAAACAAACATAGGCAAAATAGGAGGCTTACATTATGGCATCATTGGCTGAAATAAGAGCGAAGTTAAAATCTCAAGAAGTGAATCGCTCCACTTCCAACACAGGCGGAGACAACGCCATCTACCCACACTGGAATATCGCAGAAGGCTCAGAAGCAGTTGTTAGGTTCTTACCAGATAAGGATCCAAACAACACATTTTTCTGGACTGAAAGAAACATGATCAAATTACCTTTCGCAGGTATCAAAGGTCAGACTGATTCAAGACCGGTAACGGTACAAGTACCATGCATGGAAATGTATGGGAAGACTTGTCCAGTACTCACAGAGGTGAGACCGTGGTTCAAAGACAAGAGCATGGAAGACATGGGCAGAAAATACTGGAAGAAGAAAAGTTACATTTTCCAAGGTTTTGTCACAACCAATCCATTAGCGGAAGACACAAAGCCTGAGAATCCAATCAGAAGATTTATCATTGGGCCTCAGATCTTCAACATCATTAGAAGTGCATTAATGGATCCAGAGATGGAGGAAATGCCAACTGATTACTTGAAGGGCGTGGACTTTAGGATCACAAAGACAACTAAAGGTGGTTACGCTGATTACTCAACATCAAAATGGTCAAGAAGAGAAAGACCGTTGGACGAGGCAGAGAGAGCCGCGATCGACACACACGGATTACACAACCTGGGTGACTTCAGACCAAAAGAGCCAACCGAAGCAGAAGTAAAAATAATCAAAGAGTTATTTGAGAAATCTGTTGAAGGCGAGGCTTATGACCTTGAGCAGTATGGACAGTACTTCCGACCAGCGGGCGTGGCTTACCAAGGCAAACCACAGGTGGCAGTACCATCAGCATCGGCTCCTGCAGAAGTTGAACACACACATGATGATGGCACAAAACATAGTCATCAAGGTGGTGATCAACCTCATACACACGAGGCAAAGAAACCTGAGGCGGCACCAGTCGCTCCAGCAGGTGACAGTGCCAAGAGAGCTGAAGACATCTTGAAGTTGATTAGATCAAGACAAGCAAAATAATCTGACATTTTACCAAGGCCCTAGCATTGACGTTAGGGCCTAGGTATGCTAATATAGATGACACAAAGGACAAAATTATGACAAAAGTATTTGACGCTACAAAATTTAGAAAAAGTATCACAAAGTCAATCCAAGGATTAGGCATAGGATTCAGCGATCCAACAGACTGGATCAGTACAGGAAACTATGCATTGAACTACTTGATGACCAGTGATTTCAACAAAGGTATTCCCCTAGGCAAGGTCACAGTCCTTGCCGGTGAGTCTGGCGCAGGAAAATCGTACATCGCGTCAGGCAACATTATTAAAAATGCACAGGATCAAGGTATATTTGTCATATTGATAGACACGGAAAACGCACTGGATGAACAGTGGCTACAGGCGTTGAAGGTAGACACATCAGAAGACAAACTTATGAAATTGAGCATGTCAATGGTCGACGACGTGGCAAAAACTGTTTCAGAATTCATGAAAGGTTACAAAGATCAACACGCAGACAACAAAGAAGGTGCACCAAAGGTACTATTTGTGATAGACAGTCTGGGTATGTTGTTGACACCGACAGATGTAAATCAGTTTGAAGCAGGCGAGATGAAAGGTGACCTAGGTAGAAAACCCAAGGCATTAACGGCACTTGTAAGAAACTGTGTCAATATGTTTGGAAGCTGGAACGTAGGACTTATAGCAACCAATCACACATACGCATCACAAGATATGTTTGATCCGGATGACAAAATATCAGGAGGACAAGGATTTATCTATGCATCAAGCATTGTTGTTGCAATGAAAAAATTAAAACTTAAAGAAGATGAAAAAGGTAACAAAGTTTCAGACGTGAGAGGTATCAGGGCCGCCTGCAAAGTTATGAAAACAAGATATGCTAAACCTTTTGAAGGTGTACAAGTAAAAATTCCTTACGATACAGGCATGGATCCATACAGTGGACTGGTGGACTTATTTGAGAAAAAAGGGCTACTAGTACAGACAGGAAATAGGCTGAAATATATAGATTCAAAGGGAAATGAACATATAGAATTTAGAAAAGCATGGGTCGGTGATAAATTAGATATGATAATGGCAGAGTTCAAAGAAACTGTGTCAACAGAGGAAATAGAAGAAGAAAAAGAGTAATGATTGATTTCACACACGAAGACATTGAAAGATTATGGAACTCAATAGTACACTATGTTCCTGAAAGATCTAAACTAGACGCGGCAATTGATTTTATAAAAAGTTTAGAAGATATTGGTGTTGAACATGACGAAATAAAAGCGTCCGCCGAATACGATCCTAAGTTAGAAGAAGCAATCAACACTGTGTTCGAGGAAGACGAAGAGTCAGACGGATACGGCGAAGATGATTAATTGGTACAACGAAGTCAGCAGGAACCTAGATAAGATACCAGACTGCATAGCATACTTTGACAAAGAATTGTTAGAGGCAAGAAAACAGTGTAAGATCTATGGCAATCTTGAAAGAGCTAGTGCCGCCTTACCTGGCATAGTTGAGGAACGATTTAGTCAACTACAACAATTGGAAGCTATCCTTGAATATCTAAATATTGAACTAAGAAGATTAAGATCTAAAACTTTTAGGAAATATCTTGAAAACTATAACAGAGCATTATCAAGCAGAGATGCAGAAAAATACGTTGATGGTGAGAACGATGTTGTTGACATGGACAAGATAATAAATGACTTTGCATTAATAAGAAACCAATGGTTAGGCATCACCAAAGGACTAGATCAGAAACAATGGCAAATTACAAACATTGTAAAACTGAGAGTAGCAGGTATGGAAGATGCAGACATCAAATAGGGTAATACTCACAGACGTAGACGGCGTATTGCTGGAATGGGAAAGACATTTCACAGACTGGATGTTACAACGATCATACTACAACAACGATAATGAAAGAGTTTATCCTTACAAACTACTGCCCAATAAGGAAAATACTTACGAAATGGCAGAAAGATTTGGTCTCACAATTTCTGAAATAAGGAAAGAAATAAGAGAGTTCAATAAAAGTGCATGGATGGCTACTCAGTGTCCAATGGAAGATTCACAAACATGGGTAAAACTATTAGCTGCCGAAGGATGGACATTCATTCCAATTACCTCGCAGACATCTGACATGCCGGCACAACTGGTAAGGAAAAAAAGATTAGGTGAACTGTTTGGTGAACATATCTTCAAAAATTACCATATACTTGAGACCGGAGCAGACAAAGATTCAGCATTAGCGGAGTTTCACAACACCGGACTATATTGGGTCGAGGACAAGCCAAAGAACGCTGTAACCGGGCTCAAATACGGTTTAAAGCCTATATTAATAGACCATCCATACAACCGAGATTTCAAACATCCTGATATTATTCGTGTAAGTAATTGGAAAGATATCCACGAATTAGTAGCAAGATGAAAATATATGTAGGTCACGACAGCAGAGAAGACATTGCATATCAAGTGTGTGAACACAGCATCAAGAGAAGAGATCCTTCGGCAGAGGTAATACCCCTTAAACAAAAACAGATGAGAGACCAAGGACTATACACTCGTCCTGTTGACAAACTTGCATCTACTGAGTTCACTTTCACAAGATTCTTTGTGCCTTACATGAATGATTTCAAAGGTTGGGCAGTGTTCTGTGATTGCGATTTCTTATGGAAGATTCCAAGCCATGAACTTGTAAAATTTTGCGACCCATCAAAAGCAGTGGTTTGTGTTCAGCACGACTACACACCAAAAGGAACAACCAAAATGGACGGTCAGGTGCAGACAGTTTACCCTAGAAAGAACTGGAGTAGCATGGTGTTATGGAACTGTGAACATGAAAAAAACAAAACACTAACACCAGAATTACTCAACTCAGAAACACCAAAGTTCTTACACAGATTCAGTTGGCTAGACGACAACGAGATAGGCTCTTTACCATTGGAGTATAATTGGTTAGTGGGATGGTACAAAGAACCAAATGACGGACATCCTAAGATTTTACACTACACTGAAGGCGGACCATGGTTCGACGGATACCGTGATTGCGAATATGCAGATGATTGGAAGAAAGAGTTAATAAATCTCTTCAGTTCATAATGATAGCAGTATGTGTATCTGGTATAATAGGTGAAAACTACAAGGTCATAGTAGACAGAGCGAGGTCTATTTTTCCATATCCAATATTTTTTTCCACGTGGAATGGTAGGCCATTACCGGAGTTAGAAAACCTGTACACATTTGATGAACCAAATTTCGAATACCATCCAATGCTGGATGTCGCGGCACCACCATGTGTAATATTTGGATACCTAGCAAAAAAACATGGCAAGATACGACGACTTAAAAGAGAAAAACAAACACTCACAAGTGCCACACAAATATTAGGACATAGTGCCTTGGTTGATGCCATACCCGAGAAGTACACCACGATCATAAGGCTGAGGTATGACACGATAGTTTCATCAAAAGTCGACTTCACCAAATATCTTAAAATGGCAGAAAATGGCACAGTGATAGGATTTGGAAATTTCAAAAGTGACAAATCAAGTTGGACACTTGCTGAGCCATCGTCAGACCTCAAGGAATATACACACAAAAGCACACCAAGATCTCACTACAACATATGGGACAACATGATTTTCCACCCTAGGGAGAAATGTGCCAACGCCTACAAACTGTTCGAACAAAAGAAATTGATTGGCATGGAGTGGGGGTGGTATCAAGTGTTGTGTGATCAATGGGACAATATCGACTATATAAATGTAAACGGCGGCGTTATGCTCGAGAAACTGTGCACCACGCCGGTGAATAAATTATAAACAGATAATCAATCGTTTTAGGAACTAATCAAAAATACTTTTTGCCTGGCGCAACGGTATGAAATTTTCTTTATGCTTTTCACCTCCGAAAGCATGACCAAAATACGTACCGTACTTGCCGTTTTTCTTGTTGAACAAAGGATCCATCTTTGTGACTTTGACCTTCGATTTTAACATGGCGTACACGAGCATGGTATTGTCATCACTGTCTAATACGGCACAATCGAGATAAGGGCTCATCTGTTGTGCTGATTTTTTATTCAACATGAACACACCCGCATTAAATCTGTTATTTCTAAGCCAATTAATATCTTCGCCTTCTAGGCATGTGCCTTTGATGATTCTAAGATGATCCTCATTTTTATACCTCTCCGCTCTCTTATCCCTTACAGGTTTGAATGATTCGAGATCTTTGTAGAGTTCAAACACGCTGGGTGCTTGGGGCCAGACTATCACATCAGTGTCGAGGTATAATATGTGGTCGTAATCCTCCCACCATTTCTCGTTGTAGAATAGATCCAATCGTTCGAAGGTCGGGTGCTTCCACTTAACCTTAGGCTCTGTCACAAGTTTGTAATCAGCGCCTACTTTCTTTGCGTAAAGTTCTGCGGATTTCAAACTGTATTTGAGCAGGTCGTTGTTGTTACGCAAACTGTTGTACTCTGGATCAGAGAAACCCTCCGGCTTCATGAAAAACTGCACTACGAGATTTCGATTTGTCATAATATCCCCTTGTCCATCATTATTTCAATTGCAGTACCGTTCTCAAATTCTTCTGGTGTGAACTGTTGATAGGCCAGACTGTACAGCCATGGTTCAGGTCCTCCGTAGTAGGGATTTTCTATGTCTGACAGTTCAACGTTGCCAACATCTACAGCAAAACTCTTGTTGTCACAGAACACAGGTATGCCCTCACATATGGCCTCGACGGCCGCGATCGAACAACTTGTGACCACACACCAGGCCTCCTTGAGATCCTCGGATAGGGGTACCTTGGCCTCGCTTGGTCCGGATGTACCCCTGCCCCTAGGCTTGTGTCGAAGTCGGATTGGTCTGTCTGTGTATCTCCTAATCTGTTCAATTGTCTCTTTGGTCCAATTGGGTCTGTTCAAGTACCCATGTATGCCTGCGGAACTGGGACAAACTAAAACATGTTTGCCAGCAAAGTTTGGTGCTTTTATCTTGATACCGAATTTTTCAAACCTGTCCGCTTTGCAATCTCTCAAATAAGGAACGTGTATTCTATTTTTACAAATACGCCAATAGTGATTGTCTGGCTTTAGATTATTGTTGTCGAATCTACCAAAGTATGGTGTGTCTGTGAACCAATAGATGTGGTTACGTGCATCTAGTTTCTGCACCATCTCTCTGTTGTTGCCAACGAATCCCCAGAACATGCTGTTACTGACTGGATCTGTTTCTACGGCATTGTCTAGTTTGGTTATCTGATCTGGCCACGACTTCTCTACACCGTTGAATACTTCCCATGCCTTGCTGTTCTTATTGCTAAATGGTGCGTAGATTGTTAGCATCTATAAATTCCTTAAGTTGTTTTGCCCACCGTTGATGTCCTTCTCCAGATGGATGAGGATCGTTTTGGCTTACAATTAAATTCTTATCTAACACAAATTCCAATTGACTTACTTTGGGACTGAAAAATCTATCCATATTTATTGCGTTTCTGATCACTTCAAAATCTGCTGTGCTATTGCCAAAATCGTTTGGCAGTGAATTGTACATCACGTATGGTATTCTCTTACGTTCAAAATAGTTTTGTAAATTAAAAACGTTGTCCAAAAAATTCATTGCAAGAGTGTTTTCAATATCCCATCCTTTATTGCTTTTTATAAAACTTACGTTATCTAATGTTTTCCAAGTACGCCAAGTAAGGTCTGTGCCTGGTATTCGTCCTTTCTTCCATCCATCGTCGGTGACGTAATCATTTCTGACAGAACTTGACCACCCAATGACTGCAAATATATTCTCGAGTTTATTTTGTTCGCACCAGACCTTTGTTGTAAAACTAATCCTTGTATTTCCTCTGCCTCCCATGGCAAGATTTACCAACTGCATATTATAATTGTCGGCGATTATCTTTGAAGTGAAAGTTTCAACACCGTCCTTTGGCCGTGATGTAAGAAAACTGCACCCATTTGAAAATAATATCATAGTAGTGTATTATAACATAATTATTAACTGAATGCCAGTCAAAAACATAAACTCACTGAAGTATTTTCTCGACCGATGGGAGATGGTAGATCCAGAATACAATTACACAGTGCCTTATCACGAATCTATTGATCCACACTTTACAAGTTTACCAACATTCGTAGCGGAGTTCCATGAATGTAAAGTGCATACCTGTCCTCTATTGCTGACTAGGGAGAACAAACTAATAACAGAATACGTATGGAAGTTGACACACAAACGTAGACACAAGCCAAACAAAAGCCACAAACTATGGACGGAGTGGGGAGACGGCGTGGATTTAGACTTACCTCCTGTCACCCAGAGTTTCAATGAAACACACACATACGTTTGGCTACCAGTTGACGATGACACCAAACACAACCCATGGCATATATGGATAGATGTAGTATCAAAATTTAGATTGATGGAGAAAAGATGGTCTACAAACTTTGCAAGATTTTGTTACATACTACCAAATCATAGTCCGTACTTTGAAAAAGTATGTAAAGCGTTATTCCCAGATGTGAAGATAGTTGTCATGCCTTTAGGAGAAACATGGCAATTCAAACATTTGATTGTGCCTAGCATGAGTAATTCCAAGGACGGTGTTATTGTTCCACCACTTGCACCATGGTTGAGGCATTTCAAAGGTTTAAATAATTTAAAAGGGGTGACCCCTCACCGTAAAATTGTGGTACTGCGGCCAGGTGCGAAAACCAGACAAATGCTAAACTCCGACGAACTGCTCTTAAAACTAAAAGGATGGGAAACAGTTGCACTAGAAAATTTAAGCATTAAAGATCAAATGAAAACTTTTGCAGAAGCATCACATGTACTCGCGGCTCATGGTGCTGGACTTACAAATCTACTTTGGTGCCAGCCAGGAACCAAAATAATCGAAATACAAGATAAAAACATGTTGCACAAAAAAGTCTATCCTCTTCTGTCCCATAATCTCGACTTAGAACACAAGGTCTACACAGCAGATGTAGTGCAGATACCCCGTCAGAAAGGAAACAAATTAGAAGGTGTAAAGAGATTTAGTGACATGATAAATTTTAAAATAAACATTCCAGACATAATGGAGCATTTAGAATGATATCGATCTTAAACAAAAAACCAACCCTTATAATGGATCCATATCCACACTTCATTATAGAAGATGCATTGCCGCAAGATTTATATGATACATTAGAAAAAGAATGGCCAAAGGAAGAACTTTTATCTACTACCCCTTTTGATAATGGTATCTGTTACAGGCTCAAGGCGGACGAGATGCTGAAGCCTACAAAGGTTTCCAAAGCATGGAAAGAATTTACTGAATATCATACCTCTGTGGATTTTTATAAGGAGATGAAAGAAGTGTTTGGTGAGTTGATCCCACACGTAGAAGATATAGAAAATACGTTAAGTCCTAGAGGATGGGACAAAGGAGATGACAAAATAGGAACTGACTGCCAAACTGTTATGCACGAACCAATAGACTTCAGTTCGAGAACGGCGCACATAGACAATCCCAGAGAAATTTATGCCGCTCTACTTTACATGCCTTACCTAAATGATGAAAGCACAGGAGGCGAATTTCAAATATATCACACTGATGCAAACATACAAGAGGTAAACAAAAATGGTGGTCGTGCTGTTGGTGACAAAGCCGGAAAGATAGTTAAGACAGTGCCTTATAAGGCAAACACGTTAATTGCTTTCTGTAACGTTTCGCCTAGATGTGTCCACAGTGTTTCCGCTAGACAAAATGCAACAATGCATAGAAGAAGTGTAAACATCATTGCTGAATTTAATAGAGTAGCAAAACGTAAAATGTTCGAAGTAACCGAAAGTCGAAAATAATGTTATCAGGAATACACACGACTAAACCACGTACCCAAAGATATGTAGATGCCTTTGTACAAGGATCTGGTTCAGGAAAAATTTATCATTTCCGTGACTTACAAGAGTTACCCGCAGAGCCACTTACAATGTATGGGATACTGGCAGGTTCAGGAGAAGTCTTTAAACAGTGTGAACAGGAGAAAAAGGATTTTTATTTTATGGATCACGGATATTTTACAAACGCACATGTGAGTCCACATTGGTTACGTATAACCAAAAACAAGCACTGTCAGAATGTTTTACAAAACAGACCAACAGACAGATATGAAAAATATTTTAAAAATGAAATAAAGAAATGGCACAAAGGCAATAAAATTTTAGTTCTACCGCCCACCAACGCCATTGCAAACTTTTTTAACGCTACAGCATGGCTTGATAATACATTAAAAACGTTGAAGCAAAACACCGACAGAGTAATTGATGTTCGTGAAAAACCATACAACCCAACAGTGGCTAAAGATCATGTTGGTGCGACTGTAAAAATAGATAGGCCAACAAACCACCAAGGTAAAATCAACTGGGATGACTATTTTGCTATGGTTACATACAATTCTAACACTCTTGTGGAGAGTCTCGAAAACGGTGTGCCGGTATTATGTGATCCAATGTGTGCGGCTTCACCTATAGCAGAGACTGATTTCTCAAAGATCGAAACACCGAAATATGGAGATAGGATTGCTTTACTCAGCAGTTTAGCATATAATAATTGGAATCTAAAAGAAATGACCGATGGCACAGCATGGAGAATGTTAAATGAAAGTTGAAATATTTAGGAGAACAGTCAAGGATCGTAAACGTGGAAACAGTTGGGAACTGCTTTATCATTTAGCAGAAGGAATAAAGGCCGCAGGCGATGAACCTGTTATCGTAAATGAAAACAGGTCAGGCCCAACAGTAGAAGGTGAGATGACACCCACTGCACCCATGGCGGCAATGTTTGGCTACGGTGGCGATCGACAAATGCATCACACTAAAGGCAGACGCAGAGAACTTGCCAATAATTGTAGAGACAAAAATATTCCATTGATAACTTTTGACGGTGGACTACTATCTAGTTTTGGAAATGTTTCAACATCACCCGATCATCATTTTAGGGTGTCATTATACACACCAATGAACGATGGTAATTTTCTATCCGATAATAGTCCAAGTGATCGTTGGGAGATGTTAGTAA